TACTGTATCTCAGTTGGTTGATAGCGCGTCTGGCATCCACCCTAGATATTCTGAGCAATACATTAGACGAGTAAGAGCAGACGCACGAGACCCCTTGTGTGCTGTCCTAGAGGCCGCAGGAGTCCCTGTAGAGCTAGACGTGACTTCTTCTACTACTAAGGTCTTCTCGTTCCCCATCAAGTCTCCTAAGAAGGCTGTAGTGGCTACGGACATGGGTGCTATGGAGCAGCTTGAGTTATGGGAGATGTATCAGGACTACTGGTGTGAACACAAGCCGTCCATGACTTGCTACTACAGGGACGATGAGTTCCTAGAGGTGGGGCAGTGGTTGTACAACAAGTTCGACAAGGTCAGCGGCATAAGCTTTCTACCTTACTCAGAACATACGTACCAGCAGGCACCCTATGAGCCAGTGGACCTAGAGACGTACCAATCGCTAGTCAAGGACTTCCCCAAGGCTATCGACTGGAACATCTCAGAGGCTTCTGACATGACCGAAGGGTCGCAGCAGTTGGCCTGTGTTGGCAACAGTTGCGAGATTTAGAGTAAACTGGGGGTCTTAAGTGACCCCCTTTGTTTTAGTTTCTACCGGCGTTTCTAGCCCTTTGGAGTTCTTTGAAGAACTCAGGGTCTTCTGCTTCTAGTTTGTCTAACACACCTTTTGCCTCTAAGTTTCTGTACAAAGCAGCTTTACCGGAAGTAGGCAGCTTCCTGAGAGTTTCTTTACGTTCCTCATTAAACATGACTCCTTGAGGCGTAGTAAACTGACCCGTAGTACCTCCCACTGCTCCACCTGCTTGAGCAACAGGAGCAGTTATACCTCTGCTTTCTAAAGCTTGTCCAGCAGCCCCTGAAAATTCCCTAAGTCCTTGCTGTACTGGCGTCTGTCTAGCTAAGATTCTCTGCGTAATTTCTTGAGACAGTACCTTGGCTCCCCCAAAACCAGTAAGAAGAGTTGCACCTATGGTTGGCCTTAAACCGATTGGCTCCAAAAGAGTAGTCACAGCTTGGCCTGTAATTGCAGTATTAAATAGGTTTTCAAAAACACTTCCTTTAAAGTTGCTAGGCATTAACGTCTTTAAAGAGTCTATCTCGTTTTTTGCTTTGGCTGCTGCTGCGTCTAGGTTAGCTAACTGTAAAGCGTACTTTTCTTTTGTCTCTGCTATTCTCAGCCTAATAATTTCTTTACCTTGTTCAGAGGCTTTGTTTACTGCTTTATCTTTTCGTATAGCTGCTATTTCTTCTGCTTCTTTGGCGTTTAGTTTGTTTCTTGCAATTTCAAACTGTCTTCTCAAAAGAGCCTTGTCTCTTATAGCCTCGTTTCCGATTCTTTGAGCTTCTGAATCAGCTAAGTCAAGGATGTTTTGTTTGTTTCTTTCAGTAACAACAGCAAGTTCTTGTGCTTCTTGTTGTAGTCTTCCTCCTCCCCTAGCAGAAAAACGAGGACTGAAGCTTCTAAGCGCGTTTAAGTAGTCGCTACCTGTGAAGGCCCCTGCTCTAGCGTCTCCCCCAGATGCTTTTACAGTGGCTTCGTCAACGGTGCTTCTAACACCCCATGCAGCCCTATCAGAAGCAAAGGTCTTTCTTTCTGCTGCATTTAAACCTGATTCAAGTAAATCATGGAAATGTGCTTGAACCTCAGAAGAAAACCTACGAGTAGAGACACTGCCGTCACTCAATCCATTAATAGCTCGACCAATGGTGCTTCTTAACTGTAAGAGGTCTTCTCCTTTAATAACACCGTCAGGCGCTTTACGACCAATCTCAGCAACTACGTACTGCTTAACAGCGTTAATAATACCGCCTTTTTCAGCCCCTACTAGAACGAGGTCAGAGTACTCGTCAGCAATGCTGTCAATAAACGCAGCTACTTCATCTTTATTTATAGTGTAGGTTTTACCGTCAGCAACCTTAAAACCGTACTTTCTCCAGAGGTCGTCTAAAGCTGCATTAGCGTCTTGAGGATCTAAAGCCCCTAAAGCGTTTATTTCGTCTTGGGGAGTACCTGAAGGAGCAGATTCTCTCAGGGCTTGTCCACGGAAACCTGCGTTAGCAGCGTTGACAGAAGCATCAGCTTCCTTCACTGCTAGTGCTTTTGCAGCACCTACGTTGTTTTTCGCCTCAGTTAAAAGTGCTAACTGGTCCTCGTACTCTATTTTTTGTGCGCCTCGTGCCGCAGCGGCTAATTTAGTAACTTCCACTATCTGGTCGTCAAGACGGAGACCTGTTTCCTCTATAGCTTCTACAGTATTCCTTTTAATAGCCGCAGTAGCGTTTGCTACTTTATTCTTAGACTCTTCTTTAACTTCCTGTACCGCTTTTCGAGCAGCAGCAGCAGGAGCAGCTCTACCAGCAACTTGACGCGCCTGTTGTTCAGATAAAGTACGTCCTCCGTAAGCCTTAGTTACTACAGACCTATACCACCCCGCCATACCGTGTTCAGTAAACATTAGGTTAGTGAAGTTAGCACCTTCTCCTAGCTGCTGGGCCATTTTAGACTCAGTGCCAAAGTCATAGGCTTTCTTTATACCTGCAAAAGCAAAAGGGACTGCCGCAGAGATGCCAGCGGTGAAGGCAGCGTTCTTTGCTTTTTCTGCCCAAGTATCTCCCTCAGCTCCAATAACAGCGCCTTCGAGACCTACTACACCGCCTGTGACGCCTAGGGCAGCCATAGGATTGGCCTTGGACAGTGTTTGAGCAAGTGATCCTGTAGCGTCACCTCCTACTCCAAAGACACGAGTACCTGCCTGCTGTCTTCCTAGTTGAGCTGCCAGACCCGCAGCATCATCTGCACCTGTTCTAGCAAAAGCCCCACCTAGAGATGCTCCTACTTCGTCTACTGCTTTCCCAGCTTGTGCCCCTGACCTCAACTTAGCTGCCTGAGATAAAACACCTCCTGTGGCTAAAGACACTGGAGACAATACAGACCCAGCTACGTTAGCTATTCCTGCCGCCCAAGGACTTTCTTCAGCAAAACGAGCAGACTCAGCTTCTAAACCTAGTTGCATTTCGTCAGCAATTTGAGGAATAGACTTGTCTCTCATTTCTGGGTTTAAGGCATAAACAGCAGCAGCAGCCATGTAGCTCCCAGCTTCATCCGACTTGTTAAACCAAAGCCCGTCAATAAAAGACCTAGCGGTCATTATTATGTCGTCCCCAGTAAGACCTTCTTCAGACTCTGCTTTTTCAGTAAAAGCCTGAAGATTCTCTGCTACGTACTGCTCTTGTTTCTCTTCTGGAGGTAAAGCATCTACTTCATAAGGGCTAGAGTAGCCTGTCCCTGTCGCAATAGAGGCGTAAGGGTTGTCTATAGATATTTCTTGTCCTGTATAAATACTTTTAGGCATAAGACCCTCTTATAAGTAGTAGGCGGGAGTGAAACCAAAAGCTTGTTTAAAAGCAGCCATGTGTCTTTGCTGTGCTTGTACAGGATCAGCGCCCTTAGCTACCTCTTCTTTTATATTCATTCCTAAATTTGTCATTGCAGTAGAGTACCCTCTTTGGTAAGCATTAAAACCAACGAAATTACCGTCTTGGCCGCTTGTCATTTGTGTGCTTAAAAACTGCTCTGCTAATAAAGCTTTGTCTTGCAGCGCCCCTAAGAATCTACGCTCTACTTCTAAGTATTCTAGTATTTTCTGAGTAGACCAAGAGTCGTCAGGAAAACCACTACTAAAAATTTCAATGTCTCTATCAGAAGCAACGCCCGGAGGTAAACTACCAATAATTTCGGTATTCACGCCTCTTAAAAATTCAGTTTTTAGATTTTCTTCAGCATCTCGCAGCCCAGCAATATCTAATACTTCTGTTCTTACTTGACTAACAAGCCCAGTAGCTTTGTCTGGCTCAGAAGCAATTTGCGTTGCTAAGTTTTTGTTTCTTATTAAAGAAATTGACGAGGTGGCTGCTACTTCATTCATCTTTTCCCAAGGTGACCGAGCCGACTGGGCAACGTCACCTTTTTTTGCTCCTGAAGTGTCTTCAGGAGCAAACTCTTTAGGAGGAGTAAGACCCACTGTTTCATAGGTAAGTTTACCAGTAACTGGGTCTTGTAGAGCAAATTTAGTTACTTTTTTCATTGAACCATCTGGCTGCTCTTCTAGCACTTCAACTATTTGAGGAGCAGCTCTACTGCCGACAGCTTGAGGCTTAAACCTGTTTCTGAACCCTTGAAGCTGAGGTTCAACAGCCTCAACATCAGTTTGACCAGTTGCAAGTCCTTGTAAAACACCTCTAACTTGTAGTTTATCTTCTTTAGATATTCTAGGATCTTGCATAAACCCTTGTAGCTCTGTTACTGCTGCCTTTCTTCTGGTTTCTTTTTGTCTTGTGGTAGTTCCTAAAGCTGTTGCTCTTTCCTGAAGAGCTAAAGCCGTCTGAGGGTCTCCCGCAGCCAGCGCCGCTTTCCCAGCAGCCATAATAGACTGAGAAGTTGGGACTTCTTCTGTAAACATACCCTCAAGAGCCTTTTGCTGACCTTGTTTCTGCTCAAGAGCAGTAGCAGCCTGCATCACCTTAGCAGCTTCCTGCGGGTTCGAAGTAGCCAACTGCTGCGCCAAGATCTTCATACTTGTGAAGTCTCCAGAGCCTTGTGCGCCCTGTATCTGCTGCATCAACTGGTTAAACTCTTGCTGCTTCCGCTGGTCTCTTACTTGACCTTGGGCACCGCCAATAGCCTGACCTAAGCCAAACATACCTTCAGACCATCCGGGTCTGCCTAACTGCTGTAAAAAACTTTCTGAAAATTTAGCCATAATATGTTCTCCTTAGCCGAACAACCCGCCTAATAAACCTTTAACACCTTGCTCCGCAATAGAACTGCCTAAAGAACCGCCTAACTCAGCTTGTCCTAAGCCTGACTGAAGCAGTGCTTGTAAGCCTGAAGCATAAGTTTCACCGTATGCTCCTGCTTGCTGCGACAAGGCTTGTCTCTGACGTTCTGCTGTAGTCATTCCGGGCTGCACCGCATTGAGTAACTGAGCTTGTGGCACGTAGCCAGCAGCCAGCATACCAGTGCCTAACTGGGATTGTCGTTGCTGCTCTTGTCCTGCAAACTGCATAGCGTTTAACATGGCTTGGTTCTGAGCCTCTGACTGAGCCTTAGCCATTGCTAATTGCTCTGGAGTGCCCCCGTACTGCGCTGTAGAGACCCCTAGCCTTCCCTGTGAAGCCATACGCTGCTCCATTTCAAGCCTCTGACGCTCTTGTTCCGGAGACATAGCTGTAAGCATACGGTTGTACACATCTTGCTCACGTTGGGCTATAGGTGCCCTAGCTTGAGTAAAGTACGCCTCTGCGTCTTGCATAGCTTGCTGCTGGAAAGCCTGTTCTTCAGGAGAAGTCTGTACGTTGTACGACATTTGACCCGTCTCTGGGTCCTGTGTCATACCAAACTGACCACCAGTAGCAGAAGTAACAGTGTACGGTTGAAACTCAAGCATACCTGAGAGTTTATCTGCTAAACCGGGAACAAACTCGCCTCCTTCCGTGGTGTACCCTGCAAGCTCTTGGTACGCTTTTTCTCCTGTTTCACCTAGTTTATCATAAGCATCAGCGCCTAATGCTAAACCACCGGCAGTAATACCAGCACCAAATAGATTTTCCCAAAAAGACATTAGTAAGTCCCTCCATTAATCGTCCCAGTTGATAATGTCCCTGAAAAAGTCAACGCAGGTATTGTGACAGTCCCAGTAAACGTAGGACTAGCAGTGTTTGCTTTTGTGGCTATTGCCGTTGCAATGTTGTCGAACTCAGTTCCAAACTCAGTCCCTCTGATGATTTTGTTAGGGTCACCAGTAGATAAACCATCTTTGGAGGCGAAGTCAGTCAGTTTAGTATAATTACTCATATTGTTTTACCTATCAGTGCAAGCACGTTTATTTCCTGTAGAGAAAGTTCTTTTCCGTTAATGTTAGTCTCCAAACCAATACTTAATGTCCCACCGCTTCCGTTAGTGTTAATAGCTTCTTTAGAAGTTAAAATATCTGCTGAAAACTGAGCTACGGTGTATTCACCTTTTCCAAATTCAGCCTCTGCTTCATTCTTTAAAGTTACGACTGCTGTGTTGTAAGAATATCCAAAGTCATAGTCCCACTTAAGGAAAACGTCTAAACCAGAGCCACCCACCACCGTCGGTCTAAGCTTCTTAAGGAACTTTAGTTTAGAAGGGTCTCCAAAAGACAACTCAGGGCTATAGTACTTAAAGCCGTAAGAGCCGCCGTTGTCCAGAAAACCTGAGTACTCCCCTACTCCTAATAAACTACCGATAAGTAAAGTACCGTCACCCTTTCGTTCATAGCAAGTAAAACCAGTGCCGGGCCATCGTGTCACTCTGTACGACCCATTTTCTAGTGTTCCTCTCAGGTCAAAACAATAGGTAATGTTTTGGTTTACGAAAGTAAGCAAGTAGAAGTTTTCTTCTGGGTGGTACACAGATTGGAAGACTTCGTTTTCTTCCCTAAGTAACTGAATAATGTCCGTAGTAATTGTATTGGATAGACTACTAAGAGGCATGGACTTTTCTTGGATTGTTCTTCCGAAGCTTTTTAAGCCTGTATAAGACAAGAAGATTACGTCTACACCAGTGTGTTGTATAGTATCTCTACCTACGCAACCTACACCAGCCACTGTGTCTGACAAAGCCATAGTAGCAGGAGAGTCAGCACCTTCGTAAACTACGATACTGCGCTTACCAAATATAATCAAATGATTATTATGGGCAGATAGTGCTACAACTTCGTCGTGACCATCAGGCCATACTTTAGCCAAGTTAATGGAACCAGAGGTCCCACCTAGCCAGTCATGGCCAATCAAAAGATCAGACCAATAAACAGTTGATTTATCCGTAGCAAAGTCAGCAGTCCAGAGCCTACCGTAAGCTGATAGGACTTCATTCCCGTACATACTAGAGGTAACACCGGCTGCACCTGTGACTGTGCTTAGTTGCAGCACGTCCCCGTTAGTGCCTCCGGGATTAACAGTTGCAGTGTTGTTGTAAATAAGAGGCTCGTAGCCACGCTGAAAAAAGTAAATGCTGTCATTAAAGTTAACCATCTTCCAGTCATCAGCAGCAATTGTGTAGCTGCCGGGAGTCTCGTCGGCTAATGTGGTTGTGCCACTGAGAATCTTATTATTACCCACTGAGAAAATCTTGGTGGTGCCTGTGTCGTCTCTGAACTCTTTAATAGAATTTAAGAAGTCACTCCCTAGCTGCGTCTTGTTGGTCGTAGTGACTAGGTGTCCCTTACGCGCAGCAATACGTCCTCTTTTGTCAATAACAGCGTTGTCTGCTACTTCAGCAAAAGAGGGGTCCTGAGCTAACGGTGAGTCCTCAGTGTTGATACCTTGGAACGCAGGTGCTACAAGATTAATACTTTTGAGTTCTTGTGCCATATAAGTAGCCCTTAAGCCGTATAGAAGACAGTTTCTTCAGGGTGTCTAGCAGCGTCCATAGCAATAGCATCAGACAAGTACTTGTTAGCTATTGAGAAGTATTCCGCAGTAGAAGTACCACCGGTTTCTCCACGTTCTCGTGTAGCCAAAGCCACCGCAAGGTGTATCACAGGAGCCGCAGGTATTCTCATCGTGTCTAGGTCAGCACTTAGGTTAGCGTTACGCAGAGTACAGTTAAAACGTAAGGTATAAACATCGTCTGGCTTAGGGTACACATCAATCAATGTGTCACCGTCTGCGTCCACACCGTTGTACGTGTAGTACGCAGGTGAGCCAGAGACAGGTTCCCCGAGAAGATACTGTGTATCAAACCAGTTATTAGTCTGGTACTTCATAAGAAGGTTAGACGTGTCGTTCAACACGTTTAGTTCCTTTATGTTATTCTGACTACCAGTTAAGGAGTAGTTGAATATGTCAGCCGTAGTAGTGATTGTAAGGGTAGTCCTAAGTGCAGACCAGTCCCACGAGTTTTCTACGAGGTCCTTAGCGTCATTAATAAGGTCTCCGATTAACTTACTGTAAGAAGTAGTCTGAACAGAAATAACTTCTGTTTCACGTATCCTTCTAAGCACGTTATTAACTAAATCTAAATAAGTCATTAGATCATTCCTTTAAACAAACTTTCATTAATAATTCGGTCAAGTTCAGCATTATAATTTTTTGGTTGATACTGGACTTCCACGAACCCCGGAAGATTATAACCGAAGCCTCCCATCATACCACCGCTGAATTCTCTTTTGCCGCCCCCACCCCCGCCTGATACTGTTGGTGCTGTTATTCCAACTAGAGGGTCCTCTACAACTACAACTTCTTCTTCATCATCTCCCTCTAAAGGGTCCTCTACAACTACAACTTCTTCTTCATCTTCTTCATCATCTTCGTCAACTACTACAACTTCTTCATCATCTTCATCAACTACTACAACTTCTTCTTCTTCATTGGTTACAACTTCTTCATCATCTTCTTCTGACTGAAAAGGAGGCTCTACAACTCTTGTACTATCCTGATTACTAAATACAGGAACCTCTGAAAGCTCTGAGGCTTCGGTTAATACTTGCTCTTCTTCATCTCCTTCTTCGTATAATCCGCCTAAATCATCATCACCTTCAGCAGTAGTAGTGTCGTTATTGACAGTGTCTTCGTTGATGTCTGCTACTTCTTCTTCTTCCCACTCTTGTGTGTCTTGATTAAAAAACCACTTTCCTACTAATATTTCTCCTGCCGTAGAACCTGTGAGAGAACCGTCTGGGTTTAGAGTAAGGTCTTCAAGAAAGACGTTTTTTAGATCCTTAAGATCAAGTGTAGGATTCCCATCTTCGTCTAAGAAAATCTCACCTATTTCACCAAGAGGCCCAAAGATTTGTCCTTTAGCGTCTACCCAAGCTTCTCCAAGTTCCTCACTGCCTACAAAATTACCGTCTTCATCAAAAAGAGGTATTCTTATTGGCGAGCCGTTTGCTTCAAAATTAACAGGAATCTTTAGGTCTATCCACGTCCCTTCCTGTGGGTTAGTAGTAATAACTATAGGAAAAGGAATATTCTCAGGACCCATTTGAGCCTGTAGTGTTTCGTCTACCCACTCTATCCATTCGTCTACGTTGGCAGGCATCCCGTCAGGGCCAAAGATAACTTTTCCTATAGTTTCAGGAATTTTATCCAAGCCTTCTTTAATCTTGTCCCAGATGTCTGTCTGTTGTTCTTCAGTTAGCTCTGTAACGTCTACTGGTTCGTTTTCAGGAAGCGTATATGTACTTTCAGTAGTATCGTCTACCCCAGTTAATTCCGTGCCGCCTACATCGGTTACTTCTACTTTATCTCCGTCAGGGGTTAGGTCTGGGACAGGTAAAAGATCAGTAGTATAAGCCTCGTCACCTATAGTTTCCTCAACGGTGGTGGTTTCTTGGTCTGCTTCTGGATCTTCTTTGCTAATTCCAAAAGCATCTTCTACTTCTGAACGAGACAAGGTTTCGTTGTCCCCAAACATATCGTTAAAATAGTCGTACAAAGACGGTGCAAAGTTTTCTAAGTATCCTAACCCGCCAATGAACCCTTCATTCAACGGGTTCTTTATGTTTTCTTCACCTGCATCAAGCTGCTCTAGTACCTGTCGAATACCTACTTCAAACAGGTTACGTTCCATTCCTTGAAGACCTAGAACAAATGCAGTAGTTGTTTCTCTGATGTCTTTACTTACGTTTAAACGATCAAAGTAATCCCCCATAGCTGCCATAAAGTTTTGAACAGAGGTGCTGGGGCCTGTATTGTCTAAATCTTCTCCGGTATAACGGTCAAATGTATCGCCACGGTCATAAATAGTTGTTGTAGTCGGTGATGGTCTTTCACTCATTACTTAGACACTCCCGCTTGTTTCTCGTAAGTTCTCATTGCACCTAATCCTAACATTCCCATCAACACGGGCATCATGGTCTCCAAAGGAACTAGAGGTATAACTATGTCTAACTCAAGCAGAGCCAAAACAAAGTTGCTAAAAGGGATGGTAATAAAGTTACCAAACATACCTAAGACACATACCCAGCCTACTGCTGGCCTCCAGCCTGCCACAAATAATGACCTGTGTGCTGCTTCTACTTTATTAACCCCAAGCTGGGCCTTAGCAAGCTCCTGCGCGTGATTCTGAGCCATTGTAGCCACTTCATGCGCTAGTTTAAACTTAGTGTCAGCATCAGGTATAAACTTGTCTAGGAGTCCTGTAATGGGGCCTATGAGCTTATCAATCACGGCTACTTCCTAATTAGTTCGTTGATAGCCTTCCAAGCCTCAACCATTTTACTTTCTAAAACGTCCAACCGATTAAGAATCTTGCCAATAGTCAAAATCAATAAAAACACACCTGCTGCAACGGGCCAGCTTTGAACGATAATTTCCCACGTTTCCATTAGACATCCTGTTTAAAGATTTTTTGGACAGTAGGGCTTTCCCAGATCCTGATACCCAGCCAGACGATAGTTAAAGCTGACGCAAGGGGAGGCAACCAGCCAGCCATAGTCGCAACAGTTCCAGTAACAGCTAATCCGTCTACTATAGTTTTTACCTCCTCTTGCATTATTATGGACTCCCTATATAAGCCAACCCAGCTGAAATAGCTGAATTGAGTGGAGACATATCGTGGCCAGCTTCCCAGAAATCTTTAGTCACCATAAGTTGTAGGTGTCTAACATTACGGTCTACACATTCAGTGGGCTGGATATACCCTGTGTCATCTGCAACTATAGCATTGATGAGCGTGACGCTTTCTAAAGCCCAAGCATACTGTTGAGAAGGTGTTGGTTCATTAAACATTAGTTATTCTCCAGTTCTGCTACTCGCGCTGTAAGCTCTTGTATAGCCTTTACTAAAATAGGCATTAAGTTACCTGCACTAGCTTCGAGCTTATTAGGGTTGTCTTCAAGCACTAAATTAAGATCAGCTTTGTTTGTGCCAGCAGCCTCAAGCAACTCTTGTGCGATGAAGCCTTGTTCTACTTTACCGTCTTTAATGTTGCCGTCTCTAGTGGCCCACTTAAACTGACGAGGCTGTAGCGTGTTGATAAAGTCTAAGCCATAAGGTGTGTCAACAATATTAGTTTTATCTCTAGCGTCCGACAGAGACGTAATGCTTGTTTGATTACACCGAAGTGTTTGAATATCTGTATGCCCTAACGTAAACTGATAGCTTGATGTGGCGGTAGAGGGGTTTGAATTGAAACCGATGCAGACGTTCTGAGCGCCTGTCGTTACTCCACTTCCTGCAAGAATTCCTATAAACACACTACTTAAACCACCAGAAGTACAGTTTTGTCCTGCTGAGGTGCCGACCGCAGTAGCGTAGTTAGTGCCACTTATGTTCTTTAGGGCATTTTGACCAATAGCTACGTGTCCTGTGCCTGTAAGAGCAAGCGCCATAGCGTCATGACCAATGGCTACGTGTGTATTGCCTGCTCCTGTCATTACTTCGCCAGCACCGCTACCTATGAAGGTATTTTGTATACTGGCTGAAGTAATTGCAGCACCAGCGCCAGCACCTAGCGTCACTGTATCGGCGGCAGTTGGGTTGTTGGCGTCTAGTTGTGCGCCAACCGCAACAACAGCGCCGCCTGAGTCCTTTGTGTACAGCTTTTTATCTGTGACGTTAACAGCAAGCTCACCCTGTACTAAGTCACCAGCAACGGGAGCAGCACTTGCGGTACTTGAGTTCTTTGTTATAAGTGTAGTCATGTTCTATTTCTCTGCCATTGATTGTGTTGTTTGGTAGCGGAAGAAGATACCACCCATTCCGAACAGGGTGCTGGCTAACATAATAGTCTCAGCAGACAGGTTAAGCTGTAGGACATAGACTTGTAGAGCTGCTAAGGTTACACCAAAGACTTGCCATCTGTTACTACGACTGCGCCAGAATTGCTTTAGTTTGTCCATGCTACTCTCCTAGTACTGGGCGGGTGTCTGGGAAGTCTGCTGTAGCAGGCCAGTCGCGCAGAGCAGCCCGATAAGCCAAAACAGCATCTGCATTAGGGTAATCAGAAACGCTAGCGGCTACGTCAGTACGGGCTAGTTCTGCATCGCGCCATGTACGGGCTTTCTGTTCTGGTGTTATTAAATCTTCTGCTATTATTAAAGCCATTACGCGACCCTCGTATAGTTTTGTCCGCCTAGAGAAGTAGCTGATGAGGCGCCAACGGCGTCTATAAACTGCCTTGCTGTATTGCTTATGTTGCCAATTACTACCACTCCAGTTCCGTCCCACGCCAGACCATAAGCATTAGTCTCATAAGCTGCTATAGAAAAATTGACACCTTGGTAAACTCCAGATGAGCTATATTTAAAAACTTTGTCTGTTGCAGTATCAATTGCCCAAAAATAAGTTCCGTCCCAAGTTATGCCTGTCAGCGTAGCCGCTTGTGCAGAAAGGTCAAAACTTACATTTTGGTACACACCTGATGAGTTGTATTTGTATATCACAGAGGTACTAGGATTCGCCACCCAGAAATGGGTGCCGTCCCATGCAATGCCATAAGAATAAGAGCCTGTTTGAGCAGATGTAGACAATGATACGTTTTGATAAACACCCGCTGAGTTATATTTAAAAACAGTATTTCCACCTAAACCGCCACCCCCGACCACCCAAAGATAAGAGCCATCCCACGTAATTCCGTACGGACCGGACATCTGACTTCCTACAGAAAAACTTGTTCCTGTATATACTCCTGCTGCAGTATATTTGTACGCAAGTTTGTATTGGTTGCCAACCACCCAGTAATGAGTGCCATCCCACGTAATTCCAAGGGAGTTAGTGTCTTGCGAGGCGGTAGAAAAACTTATTCCTGCCTGTTGCAATGAAGTCGAAGCCAAGGGATAGGTAGATGGGTTTGTTTCATAAACACCCCCCTTTAGATACACCCGCCCATCTGCCAACGTAACGGTATCGGCATCATTATTTAAAAGTATCACCTCATTTATCTGTGAAGCTGAACCACCACCGCCGCCTAATGTAATAGCCATTTATAACTCCTTCCAGCCAATAGTGCCGTCTACGTATACCAGCGTTGCCGCTGCGTCTGTAGCCAGTGAACCATCGTCTGCCGTTGAATTTATGTTTGATCCATTGCGAGCCACCGTTACAGTGCCCGCGCCAGCGTTTTTAATAAATACTACGTTGCCTGCTGTCGGGCTGGCAGGTAGAGTTATGGTTACTGCGCTGCCTGAGTTTACAATCAGTTGGTCTTTGGTAACCGCTGTGTAGTTTCCAGTTTTAATTGCAAAGTCGTTAAATGCGCCGCCGATTGTAGCAAAGGCCAAAGTGCCAGAGCCGTTAGTAGTAAGACTTTGACCTGCTGTGCCGTCAGTGACATTTAGCCTTGCTATGTCAACCGAGTTGTCAGCTATCTTGGCCGCTGTTACCGCGTCATCCGCTATCTTTGCCGTTGTTACTGCATCGTCCACAATCTTTGCTGTAGTAACAGTGTTGTCTGCTACACCACCAACTGCACCCCAAGATGTTGTATAGCCTTCAAACTGACCGTCAGTGGTGTTGTACCTGAACATACCAGCAACACCCGTGGGGCGTTGGGCCGTTGTTCCTGCTGACATTGTAACAGCGGTAGGCTCATTAACAATCAATGGGCCTGTCAAGGTGCCACCAGCTAAAGGTAGTTTGTCTGCTGCTTCTGCTGCACTGGCTGCTGCTGCCGTTGCGCTGTTAGCTGAGTTTGTTTCGCTAGTTGCCGCCGCTGTTGCACTGTTAGATGCGTTGGTTGCGAAGGTTGCAGCGTTGGTAGCTGACGTAGTAGCGGCTGTAACAGAGTTACCAGCATTTGTTTCAGACGTTGCTGCATTAGTTGCACTTGTGTTCGCTGCGGTTGCAGAAGCTGCTGCTTCATTTGCTTTAGTTGTAGCAGTAAGTGCGTCAAGGGCTACCTGAGACGCCGTAGCGTCCGTAGTCGCGTCACCGGTACCTCCAACACCTCTAAAGATACCCATAGACTACTCCAACTAAAGAAAACAAAAAAAGAAAAAGGGGGCCTAAGCGACCCCCATAGAGTTCGTTACTCAGCAATAGCGAGAACGAAACCAGCTTCAGGACGATACACCTGAACACCGTACAGGCAATCAGCCGTGTACAGAGTTGACAAGTATTCCTGCTTGTACTGGGTTTGTGAACGTACTGACTGCTGCTCTGCAAGGACGATAGCGTCTTTGTGGAACAAGAGTGCAGCACGAGTGTCGATAGAAGAAGCAGTGTTATCACCAGCAGCTTCGATAGTAGCACAGTTAGCAGACACATAAACGTCTACGCCGTACAAGTTACCGATAAGCCCTGAGTTTACAGTGCTACCAGATACGAAGTCAGAAGACACGTACCGGTCGATACCCATGATCGTGTTACGAACAGAAGGTGGGATAATAAGTACACGATTTTCCATCGGTACATTATTGTCGTCCATCTTCTGAATCATGTTACGGAAGAAGGCATCAGTAAATACGTCACTTGCGTCCATTGTGTCGTCAGTGTACTGAGTCGTAGTTCCGTTATCATTGAAGAAAGCACCAGTGTGCTGGTAGTCAGTAGGCGCTACTGAACCAGAGAACACAACTGCACCGCCGTTACCAAAACCAGTACCACAAGAGTGCAAGTCTGCATCAATTTTGGTAGCTAGAGCGTAACCAGCGTCTTCAGTGTAAAACTGACGTAAGCTGTTAAGAGCTTGTACTTCAACGATGTCTTCGATGAGACGTGAGTACTCAAAGTGTCGATCGATGTCAACAGTCAGTTCGCCTTCGGTGTTAGCAATGATAGTAACTGCCGTGTCAGCAGCCTTAGCATTTGCGTCGCCACGTACGGGCTTAGGGATGTGAAGCTTGTCGCCTTTCTTGCCACTCATAGCGAGCTTTTTGACAAGGGGTGCCATCTTCAGGTTCTTTTGGTAAGCAGCAATAATTTCGTCACTCCAGATTTCTGGAATAAAAGTAGCTGCTTCCGTTTTTGCGGTATTACCGCCTGCGCCGGGATAGGTTGCAGTAGCCATGTTAATCTCCTAATAGATTATTTTACACGACCCTCCGCGTATGCTCTAAAGATTTCCTCTGATAAAGCTTGATAACGCTCTGGGTCTGTTTTCATAAGTTTAATGATGTCGGCCCTACGATATACTTTCCTACGACTAGCCTCACCGCTACCCTGCATGTTACCCGTATTAGCTGCCTTAATTTGTTGCTTACGTGCCTGTTTTTCAACCTTCACGGTTTGTTCTGCTACTGTCTTACGCTCCTTCCAGAGTGAAAACAGCTCATCAGCAGCTTCAGCATTAAATTGTTGGTCAGCTTCTACGAACAACTGAGTCCTAATCTTTGAAGCTTTAATCCACTCAGCAAACTTAGGGTCCTTAAGGATACCCTGCATGTCTGGGTGCTTGTTATTAAGCGTTGCCAGAGATGATTGTTTTTTGTAGTGAGCAGAGTACTCCTGCGCTTCTTTAATCTTAGGATGGTTCTCAATAGCACGATTGACGGCTCCTTGAGGGTCCGTAAAATAGTCAATATCGTCTTCAGGCTCAACGTACTGTTGAGGTGCTGGTTGCTGCGGTTGACTGCCAATGTAGTCATCCACAACCTTACGAAGCTCTCCTACTTCAGAGGATTGACGCCCTAGAAGCTTCTCAGCTTCTTGGTGCATCTGCACGACTTGTTCTAAAGACTTGCCTTGGTATTTCTCTGGTACTGGAGGTTCTTCTTGAGGTTGCTCAACAAAGTCTTCTTGTTGAATCTCTTGTGCTTCGTTTTCTTCGGTTTCTTCCACAGTTTCCTCTTCAGGCTGCGAATCTACCATTGTCGCTCTAGACATAATTAAACTCCGTGAACTTAGTCATTATGGAGATTGAGGTTTTCTACCTGCTTGTTCGTGTTCCTTTACCCACTTCATGTGTCTACCGGGGAAGTCCCCAGAGTGTCCATCAAGTATAAAAGGCGGGGCAGACAGCATTTTTGTAGCACCAGCACCACATTTGCACCTACTCGTAGTGTCGCTGGAGTCTACAAATTTTTCGTATACGTGTCCGTTTTCACAACGAAAGTCGTATACTTTAATCATCTACTTCTTCCTCCTCTGCTTGCTCTCTGGAAATTGTAATAGTGCTTTCCAGATTAATTACAGAAGCTAAGGCAGCAACTTGGCCTTTACGGAATAAAAAGTCTTCAGTGTCCTTGACTGTCTGAATGTCAGACAAAGTAACTGCATTATTAGAAAGCTCTTGAATGAGTTGTTTGAAACCTTCGTGATTAAAGAGTTCGTTGTAGTTGTTGAAGTAAGTTTCAAGCTCAGGCTTCATAAGTTCCCTTTAGTTGATACTATAGTTAATAGTATAGCATATTTTTAGGTTAAAGTCAAGAAGTATTTAGTAGCCCTTTTTCATTGGCTTCTTCTTCTTCTTAGCTGCTTTCTTAGCTGCTGCTACTCCAGTTTTGGTGTACGGGTACTTAACCCCTCCAACTTTAGGCATTACTTTTTACTCCTTTTGGTTGTTTTGGCTGCTTGTTTAAAGGCTTTTGCACTGGGCGCACCTTTGGCACCCGGTTTACGCATCTTCTCCTTACTACCCGCAGCGATTCGTTTGCGTTTTGCGTGGATATTATCATACAGACCTGCCACTACCATTTCTCCTTGTTAGCCCAGTAGGCCGCTGACATCTTACCTTTTGCAATATTCTTTGCATGACGAGCCTTAAATGACTTGCGTCTGGCTTTCTCTTTCTCAGACTTAGGGGCTTTACCTGCACCGCTAACCCCCTGCTGTCCAAACCTAATGGTCTTAACTTCGTCACCTTCTTTGGCAACTACTACGTGCGACTTAGTAGGGTGGCTAGGAGTCCTCTTTGGCTTGTTGTAGCCGCTTACTCCCGCCCTTTCCAGCCTTGAGTCCTTCTCCTTTGGCATTACTCCATTCCTCCATTTTGCGTTCTAATTCCCCTAGGCGGTCCCATTGGGGCTGGAGGTGTTTCTTGACTTGGTCTAGGAGAATTGTTAGTTCTTTGTCCGTTAGCATTTTCTTTACCTTTGATTTGTCTTTCTTTTAAAAGAGTCTCTGCAACGCGCATACGTCTTTCAAACTCTTTGTCGTCTTGGTCGCCTTCTCGCAAGTTTCTTGTAACTGCGCTAATACGATCAATCTCTAGCTCCATAGGAACTGCCTGTGCTTCAGCAGCCAGCTTAGTAGCCCTTGCGCTAGACTCTTGAGCCTGAGCCGATAGAGCCGCTGTCTGGGACTGCTGGAACTGCATCTGAGCTTGCTGTGCTGCCTGAGCCATCTGCTGTGCTTCTGGGTTGGGCTGCGTAGCTTTCGTCATAGCCTCAAGGAGTTCTTCACGGTTAGACAAGTTCATGTTGTCAATAATAGACTGAATCAGTGTGTTGTACAACGGAGAGTCTTTTTCCATAGTCTGTAGTAGTTGTACAAGCTGAGTCACTTCGTACTCTCTAGCCATAATACCTAAAGTACTACTTGCGTTGAACTTGTAGTCAGCGACAGGGTAGTTCTCAGGGTCAAACTGCATGTAACGATAGGCAGCCTTCTTGACAAAAGGAATTAAGAAAGCCTGCTGGAAGTTAATCAGAGTACGTTTATGCCTTTTAATAATAGCACCAAGAGACATACTAATGCCAGAAGCCGTAGCTTCTCCATTAACTGCACCCGAGAGTCCAGCAGAGTCAACCGCACCAGTAGCTTGTTGTACCATCTGCTGTAAAGCACCGGCCTGAGCAAACGTGATTTGACTAACTTGTCCAAAGTTAAACGGTTGTAGAATTTCACGAGGGTCTCCACTGGTTAGAATCATCTTGCCCGGACGTACTTCTGGTTTAGCACCTCGTGGCATCCTAGTGGCGTCTACAGCCAACATAGGATGCGTTGTGAGGCTCAGAGCGTCGATCCTAGCGCGTAACTCAGCGTCCAAAGCCTTCTGTGAGTTGTAACCCTTTTCACACACGCCACGACCCCAGAACCTAGAGGGAACTACGTCCCAAGGGAAGGCTACGATAGGTCTGTCCTGCATCATGTAAGGGTTAGCCTCGGCTTTCAACAAGACACCACCATTGGCAACTACTACGACTGCTTCTACGTACTTTGACTTGCTTTTGGAGTCTTCTACTAACTCTACTTCTTCTACTTCATCGTCATCACTGTCGTCTTCGTCATCCTTAAAGGCGTTGTCAAGTAGTTCTCTGGGGACTAAACCATAGTACTTAGTGAGACGTACTTTGTCATCAGTGTACATGGTTAAGTCTTGGTCAGGCTCTAAGTTAGAGTCAGGAGCAGCAATACCTACGTGAACGTCTCTGTAAACTCCTTGTTCCTGTAGCATTTCTACCTGATGTAAACTTACGAACTCATCCACGGCAACACCCATAGCGTCGTCTACGCTTGTTGCCACAGGGTCAATAAGGAAGTTCTGAGGCATCACAGGCTTAAGTTTTACCTTGACACGCTCAGTAATGTTGACACCGACTGCCGTTAAGTCACCACCCATGATAGGCTGTGTAGCCGGGGCCATTTCTTTCATTTCTTCGATGACAATCTCGCCTACACCTGTGCCAAACACAGCAGCATTAATGAGACACTCTGCTACTGCCTTACGGACTTTACAGTCTTCAAAGTCTTCTGTCAACTTGTTTCTCAAGAACAACACGTCTTGACGCTC